GTGGTGATCCCGGCCTCTTTCATTTTTTCAAATGCTCCCTGGTAGCTGATTGCCACTTTCGCCACCTCCTTGTGCGGATATTGTATCACACTTTATGCACCCTGTAAAGTGCATAAAATACACAAACACAAGCACTTTATTTCGTGCATATCGCCGCTTGATTATGCACTCTTTAAGGACTATAATAATACTCGTAAGGCAGGGGTGCCCAGCCCCTTATGAAAGGAAGTGAGGCAATGGAAACCGGAATGACAAATGCGGAGTTTAACGCCTTTCTTGAAACCCTGGCCCAGCTTGTAGAAAGTAAGGCCAAAACGGTACAAGAGGCCGCCGCGCTAATTCGGCAGGCGCAAGCAAAATAAAATGGTGCGCGGCCCTACCTGACAAGTAAACCGCGCACCAAATCCCAAAAGGGTGGCCGGTAGCCTTACACCGGCCCACCCCCATTTTACAAAAGTAAGGCGAATAAATCAAGGGGGCTTTTCAGATGGCTATTTTTGAAGTTGGCAAAAAGTATTACGACACCAGCGCGTGTGACCATAACTGCATTTTCGTGGTGGAAATCGTCAAGCGCACGGCCAAAACGGTGACTTTCCGCCGGAATGGCCAGGAGCGCCGGGCGAAGATCCACACGGACAACAACGGGGAATATATCATCCCGGAGCGGTACAGCATGGCTCCCGTGTTCCGGGCCAGCCGTGAGTATGTGGAGGCCCCGGAGGAGGCGGAGGAGGCCACCACCTCCCCGGACCCCGTGGCCGCCTATATCCCCCAGGCCGCGCAGCCCACCGACCACCCCGGCGTGGTCATGGTTGGCCAGCCCGTCGTGGGTAACTGGGGCGCCATGTGTCCCATGGGTATCGGCGTGATCGTCGGTTTCGTGGAGCGGATGGCTACCCGCTGGACCTCCGCCACCACCATGGCGGTGATCCGCTGGGACGATGGCCACACCTCCATGGAGGCCCTGGAGGACATACACCCCCGCGGGTGGCGTTCTCCCAGCGGTAGCCCCTTGGGCGTGTTCTTTGCCCGTTAAAACAATATAGGCCGGGCCGGGCGGCTACTTCCCGGCAGAAAGGCAGGAAATTATGAGATACAGCGAACAGCAGCGGGCCTATAATCAGGCCCGGCAGGCCAGTGAATTGGCCGGGGCCAGGGCCGCCGCCCATGAAAGGGCATTTTTAGCAGCCAGGGGCGCCACGGACCGGCGCGGGCGGCCCGCCCGGTTCCTTTGGCAAATCGAAAACGACGCCGTTTTCGACGCTCTGGAGGCGGAATACCAGGCGGACCCGGAGGCCGTCAAGCTGCAAAATGCCGATATGGAGGCCAGGGCGGTGCTGATAAAAACAGAAAAGGCCCTGGTTGCCTGGGCACTTTCCATCGTCCCCGCTGGGGTTTGCGCCACCCTTGCCCCCGCCGCCGAAACAGACCACGCCACCCGAAAAAAGATCATTGACTTAGCCATGCGCCTGGACGCCTCCACCATATCCCGCCGCGTGGTATAAAAGCGCCCCCGGCACCTACACGGTGCCGGGGGTTCCTCTTACTCCGTTTTGTCTTTGTTCCAGTTCGTGATCTGCTCCAGGGCCTCCCGCAGTTTGTCAAATCCGAACATAGCCGCATAGGCCACGAACAGGCCCAGGGCCACCGCGCCGGCCACCATGTACCAGGTGACGGCCCATCCCATGATCTGGAACACCGCAAAGAACGCCACCAGGGTGACGGCCATGGCCACCACCACCGCCAGGATATTGGTGGGGATCTTGTCCCAGGTGATTTTCTTGACCACCTGGGTGATGATGTTGGTGATCACGGTCAGGATCAGGGCCGCCAGCAGGATGGCAGACACCGCCAGGGGAATGTACTGCATAATGGTTTCCATGTGTATGTCCTCCTTGAAATTATTTCACAGCCCCGCCCAGGGCGCACAGCAGCAGGTCCAGGGAGGGGAATGTGTCGTATTTGGCCAGCCAATAGTCCGGGGTGTTGATCACGCCGGCGGCCACCAGGGCGGCCACGCCCTCCTGGGGGGTGTCCGTGCGCGGCTTTGCCTTGGTGATGGTCTGCGCGGCCTTTTTCAGCAGGATCTCCAGGTATTGGACTTTCCCGGCCTCCGCCGCGTCTGCCCAGTAGTCCGGGGAGTTGATCACGCCCAGGGCCTCCAGCTTGTCCGCTGCTGCCTGGGGGGTGTCCTGGAGCATAAGCACCTGGCCCACCCGGATCAGGTTCCGGTTTTGGATGGCGTTGATTTCCGCCAGGGCGTCCACGGTGGTGCCGTACTTGGCGGCGATCTTGGAAAGGTTGTCCCCGGCTTTCACCGTGTAAATGGTGGGGCCGCCCGCCGTGGCCGTTCCCCCGGAGGTCCCGCCCAGCTTCTTGGCAATGGCGGCGAAGTCCGGGCAGATAAAGCCGCGGATGTACTTTCCATTGATGGCCATGGTACGCTTTCCCACCTTGCCGCCGCTCATGTTGCCCTCTGTCACCACAAAGGTGCCCGCCGCGCTGTTTACCTGGGTCACAATGCCGATATGATCCCCAGCCCCGGTGCAGTCGCCTTTCCCGGTGTCGTCCCAGTCATACACGCAGGCACCGCCCACATGGCAAAAGTGGGCGTCATTCTCCACCCAAATGCCTTTGCCCTTTGCGATCTGCACGAACTTCTCCACGCCGCACTCGGTCCCGGTGTACTCCGCGATCCCGGCCTTTATGTATGCCGCGCTCACCGTGGCCGCGCAATAGGCGTCTTTCACCTGCATTTTGTAGCCGCGGGCCAGTGGCTTGTGGCCGTTGTAGATCTCCAGGATCTCCAGGTGCTTGGCGCTGCCCTTGGTGGCGCCTACCCATGCGTTGATAATGTCGGCAACTTTCTGCCGCAGTTGGTTCTCTGTCATTGGTAACCCCTCCTTAAATGCCCACATCCGGCGGCTCTGGCCGGTTCGTGGGCGGTTCCTCCGGGGTGGCTTTGTGGCCGCTCCCGCTCGTTCTGGCGGCCTCCGCCGCCTTGTCCTTGTTGGTCTTAATCCATCCCATGACGCCGTTTTCCAGGCCGCACACGCCGAACACACAGGCGGTCAGGGTGGACGGCTCCCCGCCGGTGTGCCAGAACACAGCCAGGGCGGCCACGGTATAGGCCACCAGGATCACGCCCTCCAGCACCAGCACCTTGTCCATGACGCCCATTTTCTTGGGGGCGTCCCTTGCCTTTTGCGCCGTTCTCTGGCCGTGCGTGGTTCGGCGTAGGCGCCGCGCCGTAGCTCTGCACACCAGGAAACCCAGCACGGTTCCCAGTGTCATGGAGGCAATGGCCAGCAACATGGTTTTCATGGTTCGTCCTCCCTTAAAAAATCGTGCTTGATCAGTCGGTCATCATATACCCGGCTGATATTCGCCACCGCATGGGTGGTCCGGTTGTTCTGGTAATCCGGGTTTGCTTTGCAGTATTTTTCGTACTGGTCGATTTCCGCCAGGATCTCCACAAATTCCTCTTGTGTGTGCGGAATGTCCCGCAGCAGCTCATTGTTGAATTGCAAGATCCTGGCCCGGTGCGCGTCCGCCGTCCTGGCTCCATCCATTTTTATGTGTGCGTCCAGGATCTCGCGGGTTTCGTCCAGCTTGTCGATCACATCCTTGTTGATGGCCCGTCCCACGGCCCGCGCAATAGCGGACCACGGATCCAGTTTTATGGGTGCGATCTGGATTAGCGTCATTGCCACCAGGATGATCCCGCCGCCGGTCAGCACCTCCGCCGCCGTCATGGGGTCACCTCCCCAATGGCCTGCGCATAGTCCCGGCGGACCGCCGCGATCTCCTCCTCATGGTGGAGCGCGTGGAGCTGTGCCAGCTCCATGGCCTGGGCCTGTATGATCACATTCATTCTGTCGATGATGGCGCACAGATCCGCCGCCAGTTTGGTGTTGTCCATGGCCGTCACCCCCTCGCGCCGATCAGGGCGGCAATATGCCGCAGATCCTCCACCGGGGCCTCAAAAAATGCGTGGCCCCATATAAAGTGATCCTCATGCTCCGGGTTCCGGTACTTCTGGCACACGGGATCCTCCCACACGCGATCCCACCGGGCTTGATGGTCCTTGTCCCGTTTCTCCAGCCGCTTGGTGATGGCCAATGTCAGGGCGCCCCGCTCCCGCCCCTGGCCGTCATCATCCCGCGCAAAATACAGGTGGGCCTTTCGGCTGGTTACCGCGCACAGCTGGCGTCCCCGGTGGATCAGGTAATCCTCCACGGCCTCCACCGTGGTGCCGTATGGGAGATTGACCGGGCCGGTGATGGTGTCGATCCTGGCCCGCCGCTTTACAATGTAGATCCGCCCCATAGGTTATTCCACCGCCTCCCATTGCCACAGGCCGGCGGTTCCCGGCGCCCATACGCAGGGTTTCATGTCCCCCTTGCAAAGATACACGGCGGCGTTATAGGAGTAATACAGGCCGCTGGTGCAGTCCATCCCGTACACCCACGGGATCGGGTCCTCCTCGGTCCCCGCGTGGGCGGTGTCAATGGGCCGGTAGATGGCCAGCATACCCTCACCGTGGGGCGGCTGGTGCGCCTGTGGCGTCACCGCCTGCACGACGCGGTACAGCGTCCCGCCGTCATTCAGGATTGTGTCCTTTTCCAGCTGTGCGCCTGCCTCCAGCGCCTCCTCCCAGGTCTTGAACAGATCCGGCATTTCCAGCGCCGTTGCGTCCGGCACATCCGTTGCCGCTTGGACATACAGGCGGGCCGCCGCGGACAGCTGCCCGGACAGCCTTGCGTTGTTCTCCGCGCTCTCTCTGGCCGCCCGGATCTCCGCGCCGGCGTCCGCCGCCTCCAGGATCACGCTCTCTGTTTCCTCCAGCTCCTCACGGCCCAGCAGGTGGTACACGGTCCCGTTATAGGCGATCCCCGCGGCTTCCTCCTCCCGGCACAGCACAAAGCACCCGTTCCCGGCCCGCCGCACATAATTGGGGGCCTCGATCAGCGCCAGCTCCGTCCCGTCTTTTACGATCCGATACATGGTGTTACCTCCTCTGTTTTCCTACCCTTGACGAACAGGGCATAGTACAGGCGGCGCAGTTTCAGCACCCGCCCATGGTCGTTGAATTGCTCATAGTAGGCGATTGGACCTTTCAGCCACTCCGCCACCTGCTCCACGGTCTTTTCCCCGGCGTCCACCTGTTGGCGGAAATATCGCAGCTTCCGCCGCGCCCGCTTCATGCCGTCCCTGCACCCGTGTGTAATGATCCGCCCGCTGGGCAAAATTTGAAACTTGGCTTTGCAGAAACGGAAAGGCTTGTCCAGGCTGATCACATGGCATTTATTCCGGTTGATCGTCACCCCCTTTTCCTCCGCCCGGCGGATCATGGCCTCCAGGACCTCCTCCGCCCGCTCCACGCTCTCCAGGATCGCGTTGTAATCGTCCATATAGTGACCCATGCCGTGGAGGGACAGCTGGCATTTCATCCAGTTGTCCAGATAGGAGGGCAGGGCCACCATTTCCTGCTGGCTTGGCTCCACGCCCAGGTACATGCCCACATCTCCCGGCACCGTGGCCACCATCAGATCCGCCAGCGCCCGCAGATCCGGGTCCAGGACCAGGCGCCGGTGCCGTTCGTACAGCAGCGCGTGGGGCGCGTCCGGGAAAAAGTGGTGAAAATCCGCCAGCTTTATGGCGCCCTGCCTCCCGTGCCGCCGGTAATGCCAGCGCAGCTGTTCCTTTAACCTCTGGTAATGGAAGTGCAGGCCCTTTCCCTTTTGGCTGGCCCCGTTGTCGTAGATCATGCTGGGGCAGTAGAGCGGCGCCAGCACCTCCCTGGTGAAAACCTTGTGGATCTGGCGGTCTGTGATGTGCGGGGCGTCGATGATCCGAAACTTTCCCCGCTCCCGCAGGGGAAAACGGATTGTTTTTCCCGGCCTCCATGTTCCATCCAGGATTTTGCGCCGGCGCTTGGCCGTGCCGGAAAACAGGTGCAGCTCAAAGTTATGGGTGGACCCTTTCCAGCGCACGCCGTTGCAGCACTTTTTCCCGTACTTGAACATGTTTCGATAGCTGAAAACGCCCGCCAGTCCGCCCAGGCTGTCGCTGCGGGCCTGTCTGTTTCTTCTCCGCCGCGCTTGGCGGCGTCGGTATCGCGCCTCCCGGCGCTCCTCGCTGGTCATAATATTTTTATTCGCCCTCCGCATAGTTGTCTTGTTGGTGCGCGTCTAAACTACTTTGGCCCGACACATGAAACGGGGATAGCGCAATACCCCGCCATGCAAGCAGCGTCCGTGTAAGGCCGTCAGCGGGCAGTTTTAGGGATTTACACCCAGGGCAGTATTTCTCCTTTTATACGGGTTCGGGACGCGCCCGGCGTCCGCTTTCAACCCATTCTATAAAATCCGGGGGCCAGCGCCCTTGAATTGTCCGCGTTGTTGTTGTTGGGCGTGCCGTCCGTATTGACAAGGCAGAAATTGCTACCGTTGCCGGAATAGGCGGAACGGGTCCACGCATTGACCGCCGCCGGAGTGTCGCCCTGCCACACGGCACTTGTTCAGAAATACACCCAGTTATGACCTATTTTCGTTTCTTGTCGCTTTCCATGATGTTCCGCAGCAGGGTTTCCTCCTGGTCGATCAGCTCTCCCAGCTCTTGGGCCATGCGGCCCAGCCGCTCCGCGGCCTCCTTGGGCGGCACGCTCTTTCCCTTGCTGTCTGTAAAAGCGCCCTGCGGATTGCAGTACAGGATTTCATAACAGTGGGTCAGGCGCACATCCAGGGCAGACAGGGCGGCCAGGGCCTCCAGGTGGTGCGCTTTCCGCAGTTCCTTTCTCTGCGCGTCAGACGGAAAGATTTTGTTTGCCTGCTCGGCGTGGTCCATGACCTGGCCGGCCAGGTGGGCGGTGTCCACCGCGATCAGCCGGGAATATCGGGCGGACAGCCGCGAAAGAAAATTCACGGTTTTTACATAGATCTGGTTTGCGGTGTTCACATATTCCGCCTTGCTGGTGGTGCGCTTCTCTTTCAAAACGGACACGGCGGCGTCCTCCTCTCTTGGTTTCTGCGCTCCGGTCATCCCGCCCGCTTCCGCGGGACGGGATTGGGGCTGGATATGCTGCGGCGATTAGGCGGCAAAGCCGGGGGCCAGCGCCCATGAATAGTCCGCGTGGTCGGCGTAGGGCGTGCCGTCCGTACCGACAAGGCAGAAACTGCTACCGTTGCCGGAATAGGCGGAACGGGTCCACGCATTGACCGCCGTTCCTGTGCTGTCGTGCCTGTAATGCACCTTGCTGTTGCCCGCCTTGTAATAGTCATATTGCTTTTGGTAGTTCTGCTCCGCGCTGTTGGCGTAGCTCCGGCTGCCATGGTATTCAAACTCTGCCAGCAGAAAAAGCCAGTCGGTGGTGGCCGTCACATAGCTGGCCGTGTCATATCCGCCGCCGTTGTTGTCGCTGTACTTGGACACGGATTTCATAACGGCCCGGAGGTCCGCCGGCAGGGCCGCCAGCAGGGAGTTGGCCGGCGGGCTGGACGGCGTTCCGCTGTTGCCCAGTACGGTTTTCCGCATGTGGCTGTCATTCCATCCGCCGCGGTTAGTCCGTTCAGTGTTCATACAGAAACCGCTTGACACATAGTTGCTGTAATTGCTATCACACAGGCCCACCAGCTTGTTGGAGATCTTGCCGATCTGGAAATGGATCCGGTTGTTTCCCTCCCGGCTGCTGTTGTGGTTGAAACCCAGGATAAAGACGGCAATGGACAGGTTGGAGAATGTAAAGCCCTGCACCGTCCCATTGATGGTGATGGTCTTGGTGTCGCCCACATCCCAGTAATTATCACCCTTTCCGGCATCCGAAACCGCTTTGATCGTGGCCCAGCTGTTGGAGTTTAGCGTGGTGTTGATGGTGGTCACCGTGATGGCTTGGGTGGTGGTCTTGGTCACGCCGCCCTCTGTGTAGGAAACCGTGATGGTGGTATTTCCTGCGGCCAGGGCGCCGGTGGGGGAATAGGTGTATCCGGTCACCGCGCCGCTGCTTCCGTCTGTGTAGTAGGCAGTCACCACCATGCCGGCGGTGCTGAACTGCTCACCGGAAAAGTAGCTGGTGCGGTTGGGGGGCGTGGTGACCGCGATCCGGTCCAGCACTTTGGTCACCGTGATGGCCTGGGTGGTGGTCTTGGTCACATCCCCCTCCGTGTAAGAAACGGTGATGGTGGTATCACTCAATTTCAGGGCGCCGGTGGGGGAATAGGTGTACCCGGTCACCGTCCGGCTCTGGCCGTCTGTATAGCGGGCCGTGACGGCCATACCCGCCGGGCTGAACACTTCCCCGTACTTGTAGGCGGTTTTCGTGGGCGGGTTGGAGATCTCAATGCTGGCCAGCACCCGCACCGTCACCGCCACGCTGGCGGTCTTTTTGATCCCGCCCTGCTGATAGTTCACCGTGATGGCCGTGGTGTCTTTGGAGATGGTGGCGGGGGAGAATGTGCAATCGTCCGTCACATCCTCGGTGGTGTCATCCGCAAAGGTAGCGGTTACCACCATTCCCGCCGGGTCAAATGCTTCTCCGATGTAATAGCTCTTTTTGGTCGGCTGCGTGGTCACGGCGATCCCCTCGGTGATCATCAGGTCCACCTCATACAGCAGGGCGCCGCTCACTTCCACCAGCTGGGTGGCGGTCTGTTCGTTTAGGGTGGCCGTCACGGTCCAGTCCCCCACATTAGGCAATTCAAATTCTGTCGATCCGGTCCCCTCCAGAGTGGTCACACCGTCCGAACAGGTCACGGCGGCGCCCTCGCAGGTGGTCACCTTGATGGTGGGGCTTTGCACACCGATGGCCTCTTTCAAGCTCTGGAGGGTGGCCCGCATGTGCTGGCCGGTTTCATGGTTCACAAACGGGATGTAGTCCTGCGTGGTCATTTCCTCTGCCGCCGGCAGGGTATTGGTGGGCTGCTGGTAATCCGTCCCCGGCTTGGCCGCGCCCACCTTGTAGGTGTCCCCGCCCTCGCCGGTGGTCTTGGTCCCTTTCAGCAGGCCTTCCACCTTGATGGCGTCCTGCTTATCTTTTAGGGCACCGTTGTGGGCGTTGGGGTTCTTGTCGTGTTCCTGGATCAACCCGTCCAGGCTCTCCTCCAGGTCTGGCTTTAGGGTCTGGTTGAAGTATTCCGCCACATCCTCGGCGGTCATCCACGCCTCCGCAGGGTAGGACACCTCCACCTCCACGCCGGCGGTCACGGTGATGGAAACGGGGTAGCGGCGCACATCCGGGGCGGTTCCCTCTACATAGGCGCTCACATACTGCTTTTGCTCTCCCAGGGACCCATAATAGATCATGGTTTCGGCCCCGTTCTCCACCTTGCCGAACACGGCAAAACCGCCGATCCAGAAACCTTCCTGTAATCCGCCGTTCAGGTCGCTGCGGTATTCCACCAGCATGTTGACGGCGGCACCCTCCACCGTTGGCACGGTGCTGGTTCCGTTGGGTCCTGGGTCAATGGGGGCGGTCAGCTTCCGGGCGTCCTCCGCGCTCTCCGCCGTGCCCTTGTCCATGACCACCTTTGTAATGGTCAGCTTATCGCCGGCCACCATTTTGGCCAGCAGATTGTTGCCGGCCTCTGTAATGACAAATCCGTAAAACATGGTTGCCTCCTCTTACTCCGCCGCCGGTATGGCGGTCTGTGTGATGGTTCCGAAAACCCCGCCCGCTCGGATCGGGGCCTCCATGCCGTAGTCCATGGGCGCCGCCGGCAGAGCGGTGGACATGTAGCCCCGCCCCATGGCGCCCGTGATGGTCAGGGCCGCCGGCTCCATCTGTGAAATGGTGATAATATCATCCAGCCAGGAGGAAAGGCGCTTGACAGAGGCCAGGACCCGCCGGAACTCCTCCAGCTCTCCCGGCCCTACCTCGCCGCCGTCCCCCACATAGGCCCGGAAATGGTGCGGATCGCCGTCATACTCGTACCACTCCTCGATGTACCCGGTTTCAAAGATGGTTTCAATAATCCGGTTGACCGCCGCCGGGGTGCCCATCTGTGTGTAAAACAACAGGGACCCCTCGATCAGCGCCCGCTTGGTCTTGATGGAATAATTTTCATCATAGGACGGGGTGCGCAGCTCCACGGCCATGTAATCCAGTAGCCACTCCGGCATGGTGGCAATGGCCGCATAGGTCCGGGCGGCGTCGGAATAGGCGCACAGCTTTTCCACCTGCCGCCCCACCGCGTAGGCAATCGCCTGGACCTCCACCTGGCTGGCCAGGTTCTCCGGCATAATGTCGGTAAAGCGGCTCCCGGAAAGTTTAATCATCCTCCAGCCCTCCGTAAGTCACGGTGGCCTCCCCTTGGAGGGCGGACACCTTGGTGGCCGCCACAGCGGTGTATGTGGGTGCCGTCATAGTCACCCGCTTGGCCCCGGCCTCCATGACCATGGCCACCAGCTTGGAGGGGTTTATATCCCGCCCAATGGCCCGCTGCCACACCTTGTAATCCTCCACGGCCTGGGCCACCGCCGCCTGGATGGTTACGGCCTTGGCGCTGTCGCTCCGGTTGATGTAATAGGTCATGTTGATGGTGTACTGGACTTCCTCCGGGGCCGATACATTGACCAGATCCGTCATGGGCCGGATCGTCTTGTCTTGCAGATAGCCCTTTAGCCCGTTGATCATTTCCGGCCCAGGCTTTGCTCCGTCGGCCATGATGAAAACAATGTCCACCGTTCCGGCCTCTTGGTCGCTGGTGGCCACCACATCCCCAATGGCCGGGCTGTACGCCTTGGCGTGGTACAGGTAGCCGTCCTCCGGTCCCGCCGTGGAATAGGCACCGGGGGCCAGGAAAACCCGCTCCGCCAGGTCCGCGTCACTCTCGATCTCCGCCCCGCCCTCCGTGGTCGCGGTGTTGGTCACGCTGGCCACATAGGGGACGGGATCCACCATGGCGGACAGCTCCCCGGCGGTCAGGCCGTTTCCGGCGCTTCCGGTTTCGGTGCATGTGGCCGCCACCTCCACCTCGGTGCTGCCCGGTGGGATCTCCGCGTATTCGTCCGTGGCAAAGTACACGGACCCGGAGGACGCCACCCTGGTGCCCTGCGGGATGGCCGTTGCCGTTTCCCGCTCCGCCGCCAGGGTAAAGCGCAGGGTGCAGGTTGCCGCCGTGGCCGGGCTTCTGGTGACGCCCTTAAAAAGCGCCAGGTTGTCCAGGTAATCGGAATAACTGTATTTCAATAGGCTTTGCTTGCCCTGCCGGTCTATGTACTGCATGGCCTGGTAGATCTGCGCCGCCGCCGCGTAAAGTTCCATCCGGTGGACGCTGGACCGCTCCAGGCTTACCGTCTGGCCCGTGGCCTCGGAGATAAAACTTTCATAGTCCGCCACCATTTCCTGGCGCACCTGGTCAATGGTCTTGTTGTCGATGAAAGAAATGTCCGGCAGGTTCTTGATCGCGTTCATTTCGTCAGGCACTTGTGATCACCACCTTTGCAATTAAATTTCCTTGCCCGCCGGTGTCCCAGGTGATTTCCCGGACCTTCACCGTCGGTATGAACTTGGCCACCTTCTCCGTGACCTCCGCCGTGTATAGGCTCTTTGCGGCCTCCGGCGGCATGTCCACAAAATCCATATTCAGGCCGAACTCCCGATCCAGCGGCATGGTGCCCTCCCGCGTGGACAGCAAAAGTGCCAGTTGCCGGTCCAGTTCAGCCATGTAGTCCCCGGCGAAGGTGTATTCTAATTTGAAGTCATAGACGCCGGTTCCATTCATGTGTATTCCTCCAGGGTTATGGTCATAGTGGCCCGGGCCAGTTCCCCGCGGTTATAGATCACGTCCCAGGTTTCGCTGGATCCGGTCAGTCGAACCGGATTTTTCCCCACTGGCCTGGTGCCGATCACCAGGCGCTCCGCCGTCCCGGTTTCCACCATGTTCTCGATCTCCTCCAGTACGGTGCGTGGGCGGACCCCCAGGGCGGAAGAAAGGGTAATCGTCAGGCTGGACGATTGCAGGCCCGGCCCCAAAAACTCCGGCTTTGGCTTGACCCCCTGGGGTTCGTGGTTGGCCCACCGGCTTGTGATCTCCCGCGTCATGTCCTTAAAGGTAAACATGTAATCGTCGCTTACCTCAAAAATGATTTTTCGCCCCAGTGTTCCGATTGCCATGGCTTACCCTCCGATCCGCACGGTCCCGCTCCCGCCGGTGATACTCCCGCTCCCGCTGTGTGGGTTCAGGGTGTCGCCCAGGCGGGCCGCCGGCTTGCCGTTGATCCTCACGGTCCCGCTCCCGGTGCCCACGGCGCCCTGGCTGGACCCACAGCACCCGTCCCGCTCGGTGGTGGTGCTCCCCACCGTAGCGGCGGCCAGGCCGTTGATCCGCACGGTAGACGAACAGCCCCCGGAGATTTCCCCGCTGAACGGCTCCGGGGAGTGGGGCGGGACGTGCCCCGAATGTTCCCCGGCGGTGGTCCCGTCTACCGCGTCCGTAATTCTTGCCGCTCCCGGCATGGTCCCCGCCTCCTTTCGTCGTTGCAAAGTCCGCTTGCCTCCGTTTCCGCCTCTGGCGAAAACTGCGGCCACTCCCTTGCGCCTCCTCTCCCGTCCGCGCCCTCTATGCTGGGCCGCGTCCGGGTGCCCTTAATTCAGGTCGATGGTGGCGCCGTTGATGGTGATGGCACCGCCCGCCTCGATTCTGATGGCCCCGGCGCATTGGATGGTCAGGGTGCTGCCGTCGTAGCGGATCATGGCCTCCCCGGGGCTTTGCCCCAGGTCCTTCCGGTAGAGGGCGGCCCCGCCCTCCGGCGGCATGTTCTTTTCGCTCCACGGCCGCCCCAGCACCACCCCGGCCTCCGTTCCGTTGGAAAGGTGGACCACAAGGACCTGGGACCCCACCGGGGGCATTTTGTATTCATGGGATAATAGGGGGATCAGGCGCGTCACGTCGTCGTCCGTTTCGTGGTACACCACCCGGGCCATTCCCTTGGCGTAGTCGATGGATGAAATTTTCCCCAGCCTTATTCCCGCTTTCACTCGGTCCCTCCTTACTCTGTCAGGGCGTTTGCCGCGCTGATCAGCAGCACGTCCAGCCACGCCAGGGCCGTGTACTTACTGGCCCAGTAGTCCGGGGAGTTGATCACGCCCGTACGGGTCAGCACGTCCAGGGCCTCCTCCACGGTTGTGATACTCGTTCCCCCTAGATTGGTCTTGATCCGGGTGGCCATGTTCAGGATCAGGCCGTCCAGGTTTGCCACGTC